TTACGCTTAGTGACTTCCACTTGACCTATGTTGCTAACTGTCATCACGGACGCAGACGTAACTTTGAAGTATTAAAGAACAAGTTTTTTATCACACGTAACGGTGCCCGCAACTTTAAAACAGAAGTAGATATCAAGGCCAAAGATCGTGACTTGTTTGTTTACAATGCAAGTGTGACCAAGGGCATGATTCCCCTAGTCAAGTATATTTGGCCACATGTTAAAAGACACATCCCTACAGCTAAGTTAAAAATCATTGGCGGCTATTATAGATTTAGCACAGGCAGCGAACCCGATCAACAAGAAAAAGATTGGCGAGCCATGGCTGCTGACCCTGAACTTGCTAAACTAGGCGTAGAGTTTACAGGAGTTATTTCACAGCGTGAAATTGCTGACATACTCACTGTAGCTAATTTTATGCTGTACCCTGCTGCCTTTCCTGAAACTTTTGGTATTAGCACATTAGAAAGCCTACTATATAATACTCCTGCTATTACTTGCAGATTCGGTGCCCTAGAAGAAATTGCCCTAGAAGGTGCCTGCTATCACATTGACTATGCTATAGAACCCAATGGCCTGTTCCCCGATATCAACGTACCAGAACAAGTTGAAAAGTTTGTTAAGACTACAGTAGAAGCATATCGTAATCCTTATCTGCATCAACAGAAGCAATACTATTGTAACATTGTTAAAGATGTAGCAGGTTGGGATAGTGTGGCCCTACAGTGGAAACAGTTCTTGGTCAAGAAACTAGGACTGTATCTATCACGAAATGAATATCGTGCAGTTACTAAAATTAATCGCAGAGTACACAAGATATGGAATCGCAAGTTTCACAACACTATTGAACTTGAAGACTACAAGACAGGCAACGAACAGCCTATCGTTGTTATTAGTCCTTTTTATAATTGTGCCGACTATATTGCCAAGTGCATACAGAGTGTGGCCGCACAGGACTATGACAACTATGTACATATTTTAATTGACGACTGCTCCACAGACAACACCGTAGAAGTAGTAAAGTCTACAGTAGAGGCCTTACCTAAGGAAATACAGGATAGATTTAAAATTGCTATCAACACAGAAAATCAAGGTGCTGTAAAAAATCAAATTGACCGTATTCGAAGTCTAATGAACAATGATTCTATTATCATGTTGCTAGATGGCGATGACAGTCTTGTCAATGACAATACTATCTTTAGTCAGTACAATGCTATATATGATGGTACTACAGAGTTTACCTATGGGTCATGCTGGAGCATGGTTGACAATATTCCCCTAATTAGTCAACCTTATCCTGAATACGTTAAACAAAGTCGTGATTATAGGAATCATCACTTTAACTGGATTTTGCCTTACACGCACCTACGTACATTTAGAAAATATTTGCTCAACGATATACCAGACAGTTTGTTCCAGAATGAAGGAGGCGAGTGGTTTAAAGCAGGAGGTGATGGAAGTGTATTCTATGCTCTAATAGAAGCCGCTGATCCCAACAAAGTTAAATGCCTACAAGACATTGTGTATAACTACAATGACAGTAATCCGCTCAACGATTATAAAGTTAATGCTGTCGAGCAAAATCAAAACGCACAAATAATTGTAAAGAAAATGAATGCTTCAAAAAAAAAGATACTGATAGGAATCCCTACAGCCCGTAACATAGAGCCTGATACATTCAAGGCTATATATGATTTAGAAGTACCTGAAGGATATGAAACTACGTTTCAGTTCTTCTATGGCTACAACATTGATCAAGTTCGCAACTTGATAGCAGATTGGGTAGTTAATGGATTTGATTATCTATTCAGTGTAGACAGTGATATTGCTTTTCCTAAAGATACGCTAAAGAAACTACTGGCACACGATAGAGATGTTGTAAGTGGATTGTACATACAGCGTAAGCCTGGACTACACATACTTGAATTATACGAGCAGACTGATCGCGGTGGTGTTACTAACATACCTTACGGAAAAATCAAAGATAGAGGACTAGTTGAAATCGCAGGCTGCGGCTTTGGCTGTGTTCTGGTTAAAGCAGAAGTATTCAAAGCCATAGGTTATCCACAGTTTAAATATTATAGTGCTATTAATCACAAAGACACTGTTTCGGAAGATGTTGACTTTTGCCGCAAAGCCTTGGAAAAAGGTTTTAAGATTTGGGCCGATACAACTATACAATGTCAGCACACAGGCAGTTTTACTTTTAACGTTGATAATAACATTCCTGCTATCGATACGTCCCCAGTAGCCAACATTCAAACAAGATTGCGAGAACTAGGCAGTCAACGATTGATACCTAGAAGTCATGTAGATTATCTTGCCGGATTAAAAGCAAGTGGTCTTGAACCTAAAGTAATCTACGACATAGGAGCCTGTGTATTACACTGGACCAACGAAGCCGCCCGCATATGGCCTGAAGCAGAGATAGTAGCTTTTGAAGCAATGGATAGTACAGAGTTCTTGTATCAAGAACGAAGAATGAAATACCACATAGGTGTGTTAAGCAACGAAACTGGTAAAGAAGTAGAGTTCTATCAGAACGATATTCACCCAGGCGGCAACAGCTACTATAAAGAAAACGAAGTAGTTAACCCAGATACTGTGAATTACTTCAACGACACTCATAAGCGTAAGTTAAAAACAGTCACAGTTGATGCCGTGTCAAATCTTAAAAGATTCCCTAAACCGGACTTTGTTAAAATGGATGTACAGGGTGCAGAACTTGATGTACTCAAAGGTGCTGTAGAAACTCTAGCAGACGTAAAGCACGTTATTCTAGAACTGCAGGTTGTAGAGTATAATAAAGGTGCCCCGTTAAAAGACGAAGTCATTGCCTATATGGATACGCAGGGCTTCGATTGCATGGGCATTTTTAGCAATAACGGACCCGATGGAGATTATCACTTTGTGAGACGCTAAATACTGCTATGAGAGCAAGTCAGTTTATCGTTGAAGGTCCACAAGAAAATGCCAATGTAGTAGAAATGTTTAAAAAGTTTCTGCCCTTGGCCATGGAAGTATTAGAAGTAGATAGTCTTCCTAAGATGCGTTTTGCCCCGGACTTAAACACAGGAGATCAACCTAGCTTTGGTATGTATTCTCCAGATGATAATATGCTGGCCGTTGCACTGTCTAATCGACATCCTGTAGACATACTGCGAACTGTAGCTCATGAACTAGTTCATTTTAAACAGAACATGAATGGTGAACTCAATCCGGACAGTGGAGAGACGGGCAGTCCCCACGAAAATCAAGCACACGAAATTGCCGGAGTTATTATGCGTCACTTTAACAAACGATATCCGGAATACCTAAAAAGCAAGCCACTATAAAAAAAGGACCCGAAGGTCCTTTTTTATTACTTACTATATTATTGTTGGGCTAGGCCCTAATATTATTATTATATTATTTCTTTACAGTTGCTTTGGTAGCAGATGCAACGCCTTGGTTAACAAAACTATACATTTTTTCTGCTGTTTCAAGAACTTTTTCTAGACCTGGGAACTCTGGCATCTTAACTGTGCTAACAATTTGTCCAGTCTTTTCGTCACGCTGGGCAGTCATTTCCCAACCTGCAAACTTAGATTGAAAGTCGTCTTGTACTAGGCTTTTAGCCATGCCCAAGATATCTGTACGGATTTCGTAGCCGTTCTTGTTAAATTTAACTTCTGGTAGCTTTGGTGTTTCAAAATTTGACATATTATTCTCCTTGTGTGTTAATGTCTATGTGTAAACAGCATCTTTGCTGTCTATATATTTAGTATAGCGTCATACGCTCTACTTGTAAAGCGATATGAAATTATTACTTGATCTTTTTTATTCGTTCTTTGATAATTTTGATCACTGGTTCAGCCAACACAACTTCATAGTGGTTATAGTCTACTTCTACTAGTTCCATATCTTCATGATGCTTCTGACTAGCAATGGTCACCACACCATCATTGGGCTCATGCATAAACGCACTTTGTCCTTTGACTGTGACTATATTGGTCCAAGGATGCTGTATCTTAATACGTTTAGCCTGCTTCATTACCCACGAACTGGGACCAATGTCACGCATGAGTCTGCTGAACGGTAAGAAGTATTGAGCATAGTCCGCTACTTCTGCGCCACCATAGGGTGTGCTTAAGGTCACAGCACCTTTAACGGCAGCGGGCATACTATTAGCCAAATGCAAACTGTATATGCCGCCCAAACTATGTGCAACAAACACTAGATCAGTTTGCCCGTCTAGTGTCGACTGCATGTCTTTTAGGTTATTTTCAAACCCGTTGCGGCTGTCATAGTTAATGTCAAGGCCTGTGCCTAATTTACTCTTGATATAGTTAAAGCTCTCGCTGGTGGCATTGGCACCGTGTATGTACACTAATTTCATGCCAATATTTATTAAGGGTTAAATCCAACCCTGAAACTCAGAGTCGACGATAGGATGTACTTCCCACCCTTGTTGCTTCCAACGTAGCAACATTATAAGAGTTTCTATAAATGTCATTTATTAAACTCTTCTGCCATATACACAAAAATTATCACCCCAAATAGTATAATTTGAATAGCAGCTAATTCCATGATTAGCTCGCCATCATTTTTTGAGCTTCTTTGTGCATGCCTGCACGGGCCATAGCGGCAGCAGCTCTTGCCTGTCCAATGCTTAGGCCAATATTGTATAGTGTGTTTAAAAAGTTTTTCATAGATATCTTTCCTTTTGAGAATTAAATTGTCGGATGTAGTTTTCCAACTGTGCGGCATCGGTAATGCCTTTGGTGCTTAGATACGAGTCTAAGCGGCTTTGGTATGAACTACCTGGAAACATTTCGGATAGACGTTCCAAGATAGATAACATTTTTTCTGATATGTATTTCATTTTTTTCCTGTGTGTTTGTGTAGACTACTGGTTTCTACTGAGTATTTATACATTATATGTTGCGACCGCACAATTTGCAAGGTTTTATTCCTCCAATCATTATGCTATACTATGATTACAAATTCGCTAAATATTGCAAAGGATACTAACTTGAAAAGAGCCACCAAAAGTCTTCTAGAAGAACTAAACTCAATTACCGTTAAAAAAGACAATGAAGCAGTAATAGAGTCTAGAGCCACGCATGTTATCAATAGTGCTATCAATCTTCTAGCTATTATCAAAGAAAACTTCCCAGAAGAACAAGCCTACGAGTTAGAGCGCCGATTTATCAACAGTATCAAAGGCGGGGATCCTAGTAAATTTACCCGTGGAATACGCAAAGTCCGTGATATTAAAGAAACCGCTCGCGGTCTTAAAGTCATCGAAGGTGATGTAAAAGAAGAAGATTAATGGCCATAACGGGCATTTTTTTCCAAAGAGACTAAATAAAAACATACAAGTTCCATAGGGGAACTTAAAAACGATTAAAAAAAATCAAGGAGATTTTAAAATGGCAGAACAAATTAAAAAGAACGAAAGTGTAACAATTCCACACTTCAAAAACGGACCAACTCTACAGTTTTTCACGTTGACATTCCCAAGCACAGTGGCAGCTAAATTAGGTGCAACAGCAGCCGGTGTTCGCTCACCAGTTGTGGCAGCACTTGACGCTATTGCTCAAGTTTGCTCTATCGAAATCATCGGTTCACTAAAGAACAGCGGCACAGAACTAACAGTTGGTGTTGTTGCTATTGGTGGCGACTTCGGTTCAGCTAAATGGGACGGCACAAACACCGAAACTTTTGCTGCTCACTTAGAAGACCTAGTTCAGGCTTCTGGTAACCTACAAAGCGTTAACAACGCTTCTACATCAGTAGCAGCTGGTATTTTAACAGCTGGTGCAATTTAATTTTTTTAAATTAAATAACAAGGGCGTATTTTTATACGCCCTTTCTTTTGACATAAATATCTGTAATTATATAGGTACTTTATGCAAGTTATTGAAATACAAACATTAGTCGATGTCACTGACACCAAGGTTGCAAGACCTAAACAAGGCAGTCAGCTCGAACACGATCAACATAGAAACTTTACCACGCTTAAACAATGCGTTGAAATTAGATCCATTATAAACTACGACACTGCTCCACAGATGGAAGTCAAGGATGTTAAAGGTCTAGGAT